ATGTTCAAGAATGGTTCTCCCATACGGGTGTAGTTTATCTTGAACTCATTGGCATCGCAAGGGTCGAATCCAGCCTGCTCAATGGCAAATTCCACCTGACCGACAATCTCATCAGCCGTAAGGTTGCGATAGCGTTTCATATTACCTGTAGCGCAAAACTTGCATCTTACAGGACATCCGCTCATTGTCGAAACTCCAATCATCCACCGTTCAGAACGATTTCCAAGATTATCATTGTCCAAGAAGTTCTGTTTTCTTCCGATAGCATCTTTTGTGTAGTACGGCAGAAAAGTGTCTGTCATTTCTATAAGCATGCCGTCTGCAAGACGTAAACAATACACTGTTCCATTCTTAAAACTCTTACTTTTTACTATATCCATGATTATTCAAAATTGAAATTGTCTTCATCATCCGGTTCATAGTCCGGTATGTCGTATCCAAAATCCATCGAACTGTTTCCTTTCTCATCCTTCATCCATCGGTGTTACAACCGTGTCACGTCCGGTCTTGTCTACGATGATCTTCTTTCCCGATACGGTGATTTCCGTCTTACATCCTTCAGGTAGGGACTGGAAGAATTTGCGGACGGATGGATTGTTGGCGTCGGCTGTTTTATCCGTATCTTTGTCATCTTCGGCATCATACGGGAATATATCCATGAGTGCGGTTTCGGTGACAGAAGCGATTTTGTAATCGGCCAAAGTACCCTTCATTCCTTTTTCCAGCACTTCGATAGCTTCTTTCAAATTGGAGGCTTGTGTCAGCATCTGTGTAGCTGTTTTCTTTTCAGCTCCGCTTTTCTCGTCGATCGTAATGAAGTAGACTTTGATCTTATAAAAGCGGTCGCCATTTTCATTGAAGAATATCTCGGACAACTTTGCCCGCTTGATGTCTTTTATCACAAACTCACCGCTGATAAAAGGGGTTAATTCTTCAATGATACGTGCCTCTGCTTCTGTAAACGACAAGGCATCGACCAAATAGGGCTCCGTCACTTTCTTTTGCTTTCCGTCCTCCATTATCTTTTCATAGGAGACTTTACATTCAAACCAATTGTGCATCATACTCTATTTCTTTTAATTCGTTCAACCTATTTGTGGGACGGAGCGGAATCGAACCGCTCTGACGCATGGCTTATGTGACCACTCCCTTTCGTCCCAAAACTCCCCTCTGCATATCCTCACGGACGGCAAGGGGAAACTAACCTAAACTAATACCATGCAAAACATACTATTCGACTATTCCCAGACTTTCCAATCCGGGATGTATTCGTAATCATTCATTTCAAGCTCCTTTCTAATTTACGGGCCATCTTCCTGCATCTGCGGGCTACATCCAGATCGACCGGCTTAGAGCAGTTGGCGTCTATTAGTACTTGCGATCGATTGAGCAGACCTATGATTGTTTTAATATCTGTTTTACTTATCCTGTCTTCATCCTCAAGTCATGGAACCTCTATCTTGTCGAAGTCAATGCCGTGTTCGTTCATGAAGTTGCCGAGAGCGATAATATTTTCACGGGTTGTTGTGACCTTGAAGGCACGAGTTAGAAGTTCCGGCTGTGCCGGCACAGGCTGTTCTTTAGGCTGATCCATAAAAGAAGGTTGCCCATTCATCCTTTGATTAGCCGTATTAAAAGGATTGGGTTGGCTAACTTTGGGTTGTTCTGCTTCTACTTTCTTACGTGCTTCTTCCTGTTCTTTTCGTTCCTGTTCAGCTTTGATACGTGCTTCTTCTGCTGCTTGGGCACGTTCGCGTTGTTCCTTCAGACGATTAGCATACTGGATGGTATTGCCAATGTTCATCGTGTCCATATAGTATGTGCGAAGTACGTCAAAATCATCACCGCCAAAGCCTTTAAGCGTTTCAAGATCTTCGTCAACCTTAGCGAAAACCGTTTCAATGTCTGCTTGTACCGCTTTCATGCTTGTGGACTTGTTAAGCCATTCCTGCTTGAAGATTTTCCGAAAGTCGATCAGAGTCGTATTTCCATCGTCGAAGTAGGAACGGATAACGGCAAGTTTCTTGTCTTTATACTGCTGTTCGTTCTGCTTGACTACCGTGTCAATCTTGGCAGAGCATTCGCCAATCAATTTTACGGTTTCAGCCACAACTTCCTTGAACTCCCCGAAAGGTTTCATAAATTCCTTTTCGATTTCAAGACGTTTTGAGTTGAGAAGTTTGGCCGCCTTGTTGAGAGCAGCTTTATCTCTCTTCGCCTGGTCGATATTGTCATCGTTATAGTTTGATATATCGTACATGGGAAGAGTTGATTTTACCATGTCTCTGATTTGGATCGCATTAGTAGTAAGGCTACCGAATGTTTTTTCACTAACGACCAGTTCAAGGTCGCTTTCTTTTATTGTTATTAACTGCTGTGTTTTCATATTGGGTTTAATTAATTATTTTATCTATCAAATCGTTAGCAAGGCGTATACGCCTATCCATTTCCGCGAATATTTTTTCATCCGGCAGGATACGGACGATGTGTATCGGATCGGATTGGTATGGATTATAGGCAATGAAATATACCTCTTTCGCCCCTGTACACATCATGTGTGCCATGCACTGGTAGAAGTATTCATATTTTACGCTTAATAGGGATGCGTTGTCATAAATCTCGTTCTTGTAGCGCATGAATGTTGCCTGGTTGGGACATTTTATTTCCAGACAGGACTTTATGCCGGTGTTCTCGTCGTAGTAAAAACCGTCTGGACTGCTGGCAAAATGTGGAATGGTAGGATGTTTGCACGAACCGACCTCCACAATATGCAGACCGGATATTTCGGCATACAGGTTGCGAGCATCCGCCTCTTGTTCGTTGCCCCATCGTATCGCCTTGCTGGTCACTTCCGTTTGCTTGAGATATTCGGCAAACTGGCTATCGTCATTAACGATAGCCGGATTCATTGCCCTTTCTGATGCTATTTGATATATGTAGCTTTTCCCTGTTTCAGAAAAGATGTCCGTGCGCCCGCTTTTCATTAGTAAGCCGACATTGCTGCCTGTGATATTCCCATGACGGGCGCGGAACCAAGCTATCGTATGCTGTGCTGCATTATCAATCATAACAGGGTTTTTTGTGA